ACTCCGACGCCGGTAGGTCTGGGAGCTGATTAGCAATGTCGCGTTCGGTCTCGACGTCCTGCGCACAGTAAGCGCAAAGCCGGTCGTATTTGTCTGGGTCGACGTCGTGCCAGTAGGTCCCGTCTTTGCGGGGGCGCGACATTTGCAGCATGAGCCGGTGTCCGGCCATGTCTTTCTGCCAGCCGGTGCGCAGCGCCTCGGCGGCCTGTTCCAGTTTACCCGGAAGACCCCAATACATCGCCCGGATCATCGTGCAACGCCAACGCTCGGCGGGAACGCCCTTCAGGATCGGCGACAGCATTTCAAAGCCGCCCGCGTTCCAAGCATGAAACTCGTAGCTATCGTCCGCCATCGCGGCGTAAAGATCGGCGGGAAATTCTGGATCGACGGCGGCGCGCCAGACTTTGACGGGGCCGTCGTCGATTGCATAAGCAAGACACAGCAGCCGCGTCGACGGATGCTGCATGTAGACGTGGGAGCCGACCCTTTTGAGGTCGGCTTCCGATAGCGTCTCTATGTCGACAGAGACTTTTGGCATTATTTCCGCTTCCCTCTGAGGGTCTCGGAAACACGCCCGCTGTTCACGTTGAACCGCTCGGCGATCTGCATTTGCGAGAGGCCCGGATGGGCCTTCGCGTATGCTTTGATCTGAGCGCGCAACGCTGGCGTCATGCGTGCAGACACGCGAGGACCACGCGTAGACGAAGGTCGACGTGCAATCTGGTCAGACAGCCGCTTGATCTCTTTCGAAAGCTCGCGGAGACGCTTCTGAATTTCAGGAAGCCGCATCAGTGGCTCCCCGCAGGTCTTTGTCTAAACCGTCGACAAGGTGCTTGTAGTTTTTTGTTGAGAGCCGCGACGGCGCAGTCTGCGCAGTCGAGACCCGCTCGGCGGCCAGCCGGGAATAACCAGATATGTCATCCCAATGGTCGCGGTGGTTCGGGTCGCCCGCGAGGATGCGGCCCATCTTGTGCGTGAGCATGTCGAGCGCTTCGCGCTGGACCGGCGACAGGACAGGCCAGTTACGGGCCTTATAAACGACCTGCTTTAAGTCCTGCGTGATCTGCGCATGTTCGGTATAGTCGCCGTGAACCTTGCCACGCTCGGCAAGCAGCACATCAATATTATCTGTCATGTCTGTATCCCCCAAAACAAGACAGAGGGGGTAAAAAAAATATACCCCCTCCAAGGTTAGATGATTAGAACGGCGCGTCTTCGGTTTCGTCTTCCAGAGCCGAAAACTCGTCGCGTGCAGCCATGCGGCCATCAAGGCGCGGCATGTCTTTCTTGGCGATCTGGACGTTTAACAGCCCAAGACCGACACCCTTGTTGCCCGCTTGGTTGTAGCCAAAGGGGCGGATCGTCGCGCGGACGCGCTGTCCGGCGAAGACTTCTTCCGGCAGGTCGATTTCCTCAAGACGCGGACCGATGATCCCCGGCTTAGATTTCGTCCATGCAGAGATATACTTGTCGCCCGCGTTGTAGCCGGAATATTCCTTCTCCCCGGCGTCGCGGATCGGGTTACGCCAATTCGACGGAACCTTACCGCCAAAGAACGTCTTGGCTTCTTCCTCGACGGCGGCGACCAGAGCCTTAAACTCCTTCGTCTTCTGCGCTTCCGCGTCGAAAACGATATTCAGAGAAAAGCGCGGTTCCGCACCTTCCACGGGCGCTTTCGGCTGAAAGAGCTGCGGGAAAGACAGGATGCCAACGGGCGTAGTGATCTTAGCCATATTTAACCTCATGGGACTTAGTGGGACTAATCAAGCGCAGTAAATTCCTGTTGCGCCTGTTTGGTCTTTGTCTTGTGCTTTTCAGGACATTGACCGGAAGCCGCTGGACACCAACGGCAATGCTTGCCCTCCGCGAGAGACAGTTTTGTCACGTCGTCAGAGGCAATCAATTCGACAGTGGGCTTCAAGACAGAGTGACCCCAATCCAGAAGATCAACAGTCGGTATTTCCCAATGCCTGACGGGGCCATCGGGATGAACGCATCGCGGTTGAACAACCGTCATGCGAACAAACTCCGGGCGAATGATGCTGTCTGGTAAAGACAACAAGACGCCCAACGCGTAGTAGAGAAGCTGCGAGTTGTCGGCCACTTCGACAGCGACACCTGCGCCATACTTTAAATCGACGATATGCAGCGTGCTTGGATCAGGCGTGATGCAGACAAAGTCGGCGGTGCCGAACATGTCTTCTGGCGGCGTGTCTCCCTCCAGCTCCCAGAGGGGCGCAAGCGATACGCGCTTCTCGACAGCATGGAACGGCGACCGCTTTGCAAGACCGGAGACATAATCAACGTAGGGTTTCACCCAACGCTGCATTTCCTCCGTGTCTTCCAGTTCCAGCACGTTCTGACCGACCAACATGCTTTCAGCGACCCAATGCGCCTTTGTGCCCTCGTCAGCCCACTTCGACGACTTCCGTTCTAGTCCTTTAGACAGGCGCGGCGACATCGTGCAGTTGAGCCAAATGTAGGCTCCTGACGCGGACAGTCTGGCGTGTGCGCTCATTCTTCACCCGGAAGGTTTTTCTCAATAGACTTAGCGTCGGCGAGTAAAGCCGCCGCGTCTTCGAGAGCTATGTCGCCAAACTTCTTGATTTCATATTTCGACAAAAGAGCCTTGGTTTCGTTGCGCGTGAGCGGCGACGAATAAGTCTTTGTCAAAATACGCAGGGCTTCATCCTTTTGCTGCGCTCCCGCAAGATCAGGATTTTTCTTGACGTCTTTCTTGGTGATTGGCTTCGCCAATTCCGACAAAGACGCCTTCGCAATCCACGGCGGCGTGTCTGCGAGCTTAGAGCCAATGTCCATAAGCGCGCTCAAGACCTCGGCGACGTCATCGCCGTGAACCTCGACCGCGACAACAGGCGTCACGCCAGTAAAGTCGTGGTCGTATGTCAGCCTAATTTGTTTCATCGTCACCCCCAGTAGAGAAAAGCGTGTCCAGCTCGCGCGAGCGGTCAGCAAGCACGCGAGTTATTTTGTCGTCAGCGCCGTCCATAGTGATAAAACGCGCCAAGACTGGCTTGGTCTGTCCGATCCGCCTACAGCGTCGAATAGCTTGGTAGTTGTCGCCGGGAGACCACGACGCCTCGCACATGATGACGTCGTGAGCTGCGGTAAGCGTTAAGTTCGTTGATGCTGCTTGTATTTGCCCAATAAAAACCCGAACTGTTGGGTCTGTCTGAAATGTCTCCTGCGCGTGATGTTTCGCATTTGTTCCTATCCCGCCATCAACGCGCACGACACCGAATGTGTCAAGACCTTTATGTAAAATTTCTATGACGTCACGGTGGATTGCGAATAACACAATCTTTTTGCTGGGATCGGCTTCCAGTTCATTTTTAACGATGTCTACAATATATGGGGCTTTAGCTATGCCAATTGCGCGGCGCTCGGTGGCAAACGCCAGCTCGGCCGAAGACAGATTTTGAAGCAAGTCGCCGCCCTTTGAGAACAGCGCCGCAAACTTCTGGTCTAGGTTGTTAAGAACATTCGACGCCTGTCCGTATCTGTTGGTGAACAGCTCCCGCAAAAGCGTATGCGTGTCGGTCCTGAGAGGCGGGATTTCCGTCAAGACGTCGTCTGTCTTGAGAATGTCCATTATCGGGGTAAGAACCTTGCGCAATTCTGGGAGTTTTTCAGGCTTCGTCCCGCGTATGGCGCGCACCTCACGCGTCTTGTCGCGCCGCGATCCGTATTTCACCTTCATCGTGTCGACGCGGCAGTATTCGTCCTCGAACATGCGCCAAGACTTGCCGCGCACAAGGTTCGGCCAAAGCGCACGAAACAGTGGATAGAGTTCTGATGCGGACTTCGTCGCGGGCGTGCCGGAGAGCGGCAACGTCTTCTTCGCGCGCAGGTAAAGACCATTTGTCGGGTTGAGGACATAGCGCGTGCGCTCGCTGTCCCGACCCAGCATGTGCGCTTCGTCTAGGATCAACAAATCCCATTGGATATTGAGCAGGTGGGGCCGAACGCTGGAGCTGGAGCTGGAAAGCATGTCGTAGGACATGAAGACGACACAGGCTTCCGGCGCGATAACTTTTTGCGTCGACTTTCTCACGACGATCAGTTCGCGCGGTATCTTTTGGCTGATTTCAAATTCACGACGCCAGTTTAAGCGACCATGCGCGGGGCCAACCACAAGGATGCGCTGCGCCGCGACGCGGTCTGCATAGGCAATCGACGTGAACGATTTGCCCAGCCCCGGCTCATGCGCGACATAGCGCGGCGTGACCGTCTGGCAGAGCCAGTCGACCGTCTTCTGCTGATATGAGAACAACTCACGCAACGTCGGGGCGCTCCAGCCATTTGATGCGGGGCAGGGTGATAAGCATGTGACGCACTGTCTCGGACCCGGACGTCGACGTCGACGCACCGGCCACGGGAACCAGTTTGCTGACGGTCTCGATGACCAAAGGCGGGCGTTCACGAGGGAAAACCTTGCCCCTTGTCTGGGAGACTTCACTGTCCTTCTGCATTATCCTGTCCTGCGTATTTCCAGACATAATAGTGAGCCATAAGCAAAGCCTCGGCCTTATTGGCGTCGCGCTTTTTGGTGAGATAACGGGCGACAGAGGGATAGAGCCTACTCGCTACCTCACGGCTCTTGTCCTTGTCGTTGTCCAATCCAAACGATTTTTTCCAAACCGTTGGAGCGACCAAATGGGTCTGGATTTCCAAAGCGGCCAAAGCCCCTTGGATCATGCCGAAGCCCACCCCGAAGTTGAAACTTGAAGACACCCCTTGCTTGGGGAACGCGTGAACATTCTCGACGACTGCGACCACTTCCTTAAAAGGCTTCATCTGGTCGCGCAGAGCTTGCGCCCATGCCGCCGCTTGCATCATTTTGGCTGCGACAGGCATGTCGCCGATCCAGACACCCTGCGGCGCGCCGACGACCAACAAAGAGTAGGCCGCAGAGACCGATCCGGGGTCGACGCCAATCACCAAAGTTC